CACCTTTGATAATATCGAAGAGCTAGTCATTAACGAAGAAACCGAAAAGGTTCAAGCTAAAGATTTGCTTGGCAAAATGGTCGATAGTTTATTGGAAGGGCAAGAAGCTGACGCTGAAAAGCTCTTCGGTGATTATATCGAACTTAATATTGTCAAACGTTCTATGGGCGAACATATTAACGAAGCAACCTCTACTAAATTAAGAAGAGCACCTCATCGTAAAATGGTTAATGGCAAACTAGTAAACACTGGCACGTACTTCAAAACCAGAGACCGAGGCGGCAAGCCCGGTAAAAACGACCGACGTTCCGACAGAGGTCACCCAGAAAAAAGTAGTGACACTACTTCACGCAAAAAGGGCAAGAAGATTTCTGCTCGTAGACGTGGAACCGATTCTTTCCGTAAGGCTGGCAATGCCAGAAAACGAGTAAAGATTGGTGGCAATAATCCTAATCAATATGGATTCACTAAGAAAATGGCAGAAGTTGCCATAGTTTGTGAAAACGTTCTTGATTATTGCGATTATGTCAAGGTTGGTCCTGCTCTTAATGAATCTGCTGTTCAGCACGATGACAGAGGTAACGTAGTATCCCTTAAGGTTCCTACTACCAAAGTTCGCAACGAAGGCAAAATTCTTAAGTTCAATTGGAAAACTCTTGATCACGAAGTTAAGACTCTCCGTGAAGAAGCTAAGCTTCTCGCTCAGAATCCAAACTTTACAAGAGCAGTTTCTGATCTTAAGCGACACAACAATATATCCGATGACTCAGGTCTTCAAGAAACTCTTGAAAACATTGTATCGGCATTCCCATCTGTAATTTACTTGACACAAAATGAACTTGCTTCAGTTGTTTCAGAAGCTTTGGCAGTAGCTGAAGTCCGAAATTATGACGATGAAAAATGTGGATTCATGGCTGAAGGCATTCTTAGAATGGCTCACTCAGCATTCAACGATAAGGTTTCACGCATTATGCAACTTGCTAATGTTAAGATCGACGAAGAATCAAAAGACCCATATGTAGATTTCCAGAACGTTGTTCACGGATTCTACGCTCATGTGGATGATACCTTCCAAGTAGAGATGTCTGTATTCAGTGATCTCTATAACACACTTGAAGAAGTGTACGGTCAAGTTGATCGTGCTGGCGATGAAGTCCTTAAGGACCAAACCGTTGGTTACTTGGAAGAAATTTCCGAAGTTCTTAATGGAAGGATTAAACCTGACACAGAACTAGCAGAAGAAGTAGCCGATTGGCTTTCAGCATTGCTTGAAACAAACCTTGGAACCAAGGATTGGAGCATCAGCAATTCTACACATACTTCTGTTAATGGAGATCATCCAGATATGGCTATGAAGGCAAAGCAATCTTACTCACCATCAGGAGACCTAGCGGTTGATGCATGGGGCGGTAAAGGTGGAGCACAGATTGGTCAGGACAGCATGGATTACAAGGGAGGCGGTCATGCCGCTGAAGCTCGTGGTCGTAGCTGGGGTAACGTAGGTGGAGAGAAAGTATATCCGGGTCTTGATAACCCATATGTGCCATCTCCATTTGGCGATTACACAATGAAGGGTGAACCCGGTGTTGATAAAAACACCTTCGGTCAACATCACGGCTCGTGGCAGTCTGGTGATACATGGCCATCTCTAAATAATCCTTACGTGCCGAAGGCAATTGGTGCTGACGGTTGGAGAATGAAGAGCGATAATCTTGTAATTGACAAATAAGGAGCTAGTTAATGAGCAATAATATGTTACTTGTTGACTGCTGTTCTGAGTTTTCTGAAATTACTCTGGACCTTAATGAGTCATCAAAAGGTGGTGATAGAGTTAAGTTCCGGGGTAAGTTGCAAGAAGCCGAGGCAGAAAACAAAAATAAAAGAGTATATCCTTTTGATGTCCTCGATGAGAATGTTAAAAGGCTAAAGTCGCTAGTTGAAGATAGAAGATTAGTAGGTGAGTTAGATCATCCAACAGATTCTATTATCCATTTTGCTAATGCCTCTCACGTTATTACTAAAATATGGTGGGAAGGTAACGTGCTGATGGGAGAAGGGGAGATTCTTAACACTCCTCATGGGAAAGTTTTGAAAGCCCTGATTAATGACGGCGTTAAAATAGGAATGTCTAGTAGAGGAGTCGGAAACGGCAAAACTAACGAAAATGGTACTCTTGTCATCAGCGATGGTTACAAGCTTATTACTTTCGATGCAGTAGCTGATCCTTCTACATTTAAAGCCTTTCAAGAGAAGGTTACAGACAAGAAAGAAAGCGTCGTATCCCACAAAGTTGATAATTATGCTAATACCGTTACTAAAAATGAAAGTTGCGGTGTAAATAAGGTTAGTAAAGATTTGGTTCTAGCTTGCCTTGGAAGCATTGTTAAATCTAAGACAATCGAAATCAAGAGGGAGATTTAAACAATGGAGAAATTACTCGAAGCATTAAAGAGTCTGTTGCCTAAAGATCAAGTCAAAGACGTATCCGAAGCAATTGAAGGATATTTGTCCGAGGCCAAGACAGAACTCGAAGCTGAATTTGATAATAAGCTTAAAGAAGCTTATACAGAAATGACCGAAGAAAAAGGTTCTGACGAAGCAGTTGCTGAAACAGGCTATCAGCAAGCTTATGCCATTATCCAAGACCTTCGTAATCGTTTAGAACTTCAAAAAGAAGAATACGAAGCTGCACTCGAAGAAGGATATGAAGAAGCTTATAAGCATATCAAAGAAGAGCAAGGCAAAAACGGAAATATTGAAGTTGAAATGTATGAGGAATATGAGAAGAAACTTAATGAGATGCGTGATTACGTTGTCGATAAAGTTGATCAATTCCTTCAATTCAAAGGTAAAGAGATTTACGAGCAAGCACGTCGTGATGTCGTTTCCGACCCACGTATGGTTGAGCACAAAGTAACTCTTGATCGTATCGTTGAATTGGCAAGTGATTACATTTCCGATGAAGACTACGCATCTGCCAGCAGTGGCAGACTTAATGAGGCTGAGAAAGCTGCTGATGATCTTAAAGGTCAAATGCGAATTCTTGAAGCCAGAAATATTAGACTAGGAAGCCAAAATACCAAGCTACAGGAAGCTGTCCGTGAATCGGCCACACTTCTTACAGAGCAGGCAGCAGTTTCCACAGAGTCTGGAAAGAAAGCAAGAGCAGAGAAAGCAACGCAAGCAAGTGGGAGAGGCAAAAAGGTAGCTGATAGTGAACTTATCGCTGAGTATGGCGATGGTAACGAAGCTCCCGAAGATTCCGATGTCCTAACAGAACAAGACGAATACCACGATCTTAAAGTTCTTTCTGGACTCGTAGAAAATCAGTAAATTAGTTAATTAAAAAAGAGGTAAAATTTATGAACATGAATAGCCAATTTCTTAATGAAGCTAAATCAATTGAGTCACAGTGGGCAAAAACTGGTCTTCTAGACGACCTAGACAATAGGTTCGAACGCTCTACCACAGCAGTGTTGCTAGAAAACCAGAGACTTATTAATGAAGTCTCCACAGACACAAGCGATATAGCTCAGTTTAAGAGAATCTCGATTCCTCTAGTACGAAGAATCTATCCACAGTTGATCGCCAACAAAGTTGTATCCGTACAACCATTGCTCGGCCCAACCGGATTGGTCTACTACTTAAGGTTCCGTTATAGCTCAAATCAGGGTGCTACCCGTGGACAAGACCTGCAAGCAGGTTTCCCAAGCGATGATAGCGTATCCCTACAGCAGTTAGCTTCCGGTGACGGAAACTTGGATATCTTCTATACTCATCAATTCATTCAGAACGAGACAAGCTCGACTGATATTGGTGGCGACACGACTTCGGTCTTCAGTCCGCTAGAACATACTCCACTTCTCCCCGGTACATTGACTGGTACAGTGTTTGATGGCACCCTTGCCAAGCAAACCTTCACCGTCGATCAAGCTGGTGCTTTCACATTCACAAATATTGGTTCACCTGCTGCTCCTACGGCTTTGACCGCTGGTTCCAGTCTTGATCTTAATAGTGGTGAAGTAGTAATTGAGTGGACTGCTGATCCCGGTACAAACCACATTGTTTGCTCTTATGAGTACAACATGGAATGTAACGCTGATCTTCCTGAAGTTAACTTGGTCATCGAATCTGAAGAGATCGCTGCCAAGACTCGTAAGCTTAAAGCCGTATGGTCTTACGAAGCACAACAGGATTTACGTTCACAGCATAACCTAGATGCAGAAGCAGAACTAACCGCAGTGTTGGCTCAAGAAATTAATCTTGAAATCGACCGTGAAGTTCTTACTGACCTTCGTAACAACGCTGGTACAGTTTCTGTATGGGACTTCAATACAAGTCTCGGTGACACAATTAAAGAAAAGTACGA